TATGGTGAAATGGCTAAAGGACCTCAACCAACTGGATTGGGTGTAAACACTGGAGTAGCTGAAATAGATAAAGCGCTAAATAGAGATTATTCAGAACTTGTAAAAAGATTTAAAAAGAAATAATGGCTATTGTACTTGGTAAAAAAATGATGATTGATACAAAAGAGTATGAAGAATACGCTATTGGTATCACTTTGCCAATTCAAATAGGTAATACAGCATTTAATCAAAGTTTTAAAACAATAGACCAAGCTAGGTCTAATATAAAGAATTTATTACTTACTAAAAAATATGAAAGGATAATGCAACCTGAATTTGGAAGTGGATTGCAAGAACTTTTATTTGAAATAAATGATGAGGAATTTGCTGATAAAATGGAAAATACAATAATTGATACTATGGCTTTGTGGTTACCATATATAACTGTTGAGAATATTGATATAAACCAATCAAACGAATTAAAAAATTCAAATAGCGTAGAAGTTTCTATTTCTTTTAGAGTAGGTGATACTGCAAATTTGGAAACTGTAACATTTAATGCACAAGTATAAAAAATGGCTATAAACACAATAAATAAAAACTTTAAGAATAAGGGAAAGGATATAAAATACCTTAATAAAGATTTTGCAAGCTTTAGAGAGAATCTAATTGAATTTAGTAAAACTTATTTTCCAAAAACGTATTCTGATTTTAATGAGTCATCTCCTGGTATGATGTTTATAGAAATGGCATCTTATATTGGAGATGTTTTATCATATTACACAGATGATACTTTAAAAGAATCGTTAATGCCATACGCTGAAGATATTCAAAGTGTGATAGCATTATCTCAATTTTTAGGATATAAACCAAAAGTAACATCTCCTGCGATATCAACATTATCTGTTTATCAATTAGTACCATCAATTGGAACTGGTGTAAATAACGAACCTGATGCTAGATTTTATCTTCGTATTAAGGAAGGTATGACTGTAGCTTCATCTAAAAATAATGTTCAATTTATAACAACTGACGTTGTTGATTTTTCAAATGAAACGGATAGAGAAATTGTAATATATGAAAGAGATATAAACACTGGAGAAGCTACATTCTATTTAATAAAAAAATATGTTCAAGTAATATCAGCAGAAAGACAATTAAAAGAAATTGATTTTGGTAACTATGAATCATTTCAAATTATAAATTTAGATGAAACAAATGTTATTCAAATATATGATGTAAGAGATAGTAATGGAAACAAATACTATGAAGTACCATATCTAGCACAGGAAATGATATTTTTAGATTATCCAAATGTAGAATCAAATGACCCGGATTTATACCAATTTAAATCAACAGTTCCATACATTTTAAAAACAATAAAAACTCCAAAAAGATTTACTGTTAAAATAAATGAAGATAGTACAACAACTATTCAATTTGGAGCTGGTGACCCAACCGCATCTGATGAGCAATTAATTCCAAATCTTAAAAATGTTGGATTAGGATTGCCGAATTCAATTAGTAGATTAGAGGAATCATTTGACCCAACTAATTTCTTAAAAACAAAAACATACGGAACATCACCAGCAAACACAACAATAACTGTAAGTTATTATACGGGTGGGGGAGTTAATTCAAATGTACCGACTGGTGAACTCACTAAAATAAATTCAGTAGAGTTCGAAGAAAATACAGCATTATTTAACGCAGCTGAGAGAGTTATATATAATTCAGCAAAAAATTCATTAGCAGTTGATAATGAAGTTCCAGCGGTAGGTGGTAGAGGCCCAGAAACTATTGAAGAAATTAGACAAAATGCATTAGCAAATTTTGGAGCACAAAACAGAGCAGTAACTGCAAAAGATTATCAGATAAGAGCTTTATCAATGCCAACTAAATTTGGTTCTGTTGCAAAAGCATTTGCGGTTGCAGATGGTACATTAGATAACAATTCACCATCATCAATATTAGCATCTCCAAATCATTTGCAAGAATTTACGGATTTAGTTATGAGTTTTGTTAATAAGCCAGACTCGGAAGAACCAACGTTATCTAGTGTTCAAAGTGAAATTACTAAATTTTTAATTGGTAAAACATCAAATGAAAATGAAAAAAATAATCCATTTGCAATTAACTTGTATTTGTTAGGTTATGATGTAAACGGACATATTACAAATTTGAATAGAGCAGTAAAAGAAAATCTTAAAACATACTTCAATGAATATAGAATGCTTACTGATGGTATTAATATAAATGATGGGTTTGTTATTAATATAGGGTTGGAATTTGAAATTATAGTTTATCCAAATTATAATAAAAATGAAACACTTACAAAAGCAATAATAGAATTAAAACAATATTTTGATGTTAATAATTGGCAATTTAATCAGACAATAAATTTAAATGAAGTTGAATTACTATTAGCAAATATAGAAGGTGTACAATCAGTACCTTCAATGAAAATAACAAATAAATGCGGTGGAGAATATTCACCAAATTCATATAATATAAATGCGGCTACTAAAGATAAGATAGTTTATCCATCTTTAGACCCATCCGTTTTTGAAATTAAGTTTCCTGATGCAGATATTAAAGGTAGAGTAAGATAATGGCATACTATTTTATAACAGCATCAAAAGATGCAACGGTATATCTCCAACAACCAAATCAAAATACTGGTTTGGATGAGATATTAGAAATAAGCAAACTATATTATGGTAACATAAAAGATATAGCTCATGCTTTATTAAAATTTGAAGTAGGATACTTATCTGCATCTTTATCAAATACTACATTAAAAATGAACGAAGCAACTCTTGTTTTGAAAGAAACAAAGAGTGAAGAAGTTCCATTAGAATATACAATTTATGCTAATGCGGTTTCTGGTGCTTGGGAGATGGGTAAGGGTACTCGTTTTGATAATATATCAACAACTGGTGTAACTTGGAATTATAGAGAGGGAGATTCTAAATTAGATTGGCTTCAAAATAATTTTAACGCAGGTACAACGGCTAGTGTAAACAATGGAGTTGGTGGAACTTGGTGGACTGCATATGAAGCATCGCAAGGATTTAATTATGAAACAGCTGATATTAATATGGATGTTAAATCTTTATTAAGAAGTTGGATGAGTGGTTCTATTCCAAATGATGGTATTATATTAAGACATGCAATTGCTAAAGAAGTTGATACACAAGACTATGGCTCTATAAAAGTATTTAGTAAAGAAACAAATACAATATACCAACCAAAGATTAGAATAGGTTGGGATGACCAATCATATGTAACTGGTTCTTTAATTGCTTTAACTTCGGAAGATATAAAAGTAGGAGTTACTAATTTAAAAGCAGAAGTTAAGCTTGGAACTAATCCAAAGATAAGAATATTTGCTAGAGAATTATATCCTATTAAAACTTTCACAAATCAGTTTTCATATAGTACATCTCATTATTTACCAACATCATCATATTATCAAATTAAAGATGTTGCATCGGATGATATTATTATTCCGTTTTCTGATTACTCTAAAATTAGTTGTGATGAAACTGGTAATTATATAAATTTAAATCTTTCTAATTGGGAGGCTGGTAGAACTTATAAAATAGAATTTAAAATTGATATGAATGGAAACGTTCAATATTTTGATGAAGATATAACATTTAGTATTGTAAAAAATTAAGATGGCTCAGAAAACTGGATTGCAAAATGAAGCATTGATAAGTGAACTTTTAGTTAGTGGTTCGTCTGCTATTAAAACTAAAAATGATTTTGGTATTCACGCATTTGAGCAAACAAGTAATTCAGATGGTGTTATATCTGCTAGATTAGTAAAACCAAAATATAATCAATCCGAATTAGTAAAATCAATTGATACGGTAATATTTGAATTATTACCTGTGGCACCACCGCCAGTAGATGATAGAATACCAAGACCAATATATAATCAGGTAACACAATCGGTAATTGACTTAACCGCACAGGTGGAAGAATTAACTACTGAAGTTTTTACACTAAGAGCAAAAGTTCAAGATGTTGAAATTGTATCTGAAAGTTTAAAAGTACAATTGGATTTAAAAGATTTAAATGTAGCATCTTCTCAAAATCAAGCCGGACAATTAACATCTAAAGTTAGTAGTACAATTACTGAATTACAAAATTCAATGCAAAAAGGAACATTAGAAGCAATTCAAAGAGTTTCTTTATTTGCTAGAAATCAATCATTGGAGCAGGAGTTAAGTGCATTGAGAGAGGCTGTATCTGCAAAAGAACAGGCATTAGCAGCTGGAGCGGTTTCAACGGGTCAATTGGCAAGTATATTATTTGATGGTGGTGGTGACCCAACAAAGTCTCCTGTTGAAGGTATAATGATAGCTATGGATTATGGTGGAGGATATGGTTCAACTGCAAGTGCTGGTAAATTTGCAAAGAGTGGAGGGCCATTCCCAAATACATTTAGAAGTTCATTTGAAGTAATTGCATCATCTGCATTGGCAGGTGGTAAAGAAATTGAAGTTGATGTTAAATTTAGTGGCGGTAAAATGACAAAATCTCCTTTTGATTTTGGATTCACGCTTCCTGTAAAAGTTAAAGGAGGCGATACAAAGAAATTTGATATGAGTAAACCATCTACATTTTTAGGAACGATACCAGGTTCACATGGAAGTAGTTTATTTTCTCGTTCAAAAGCAACAGTATATGATTATACTATGACCGTATCAGTAACATCCGAAGGTAAGACGGAAAACAAAGAATTTAAAATGAGATTATACCATCACGGATAAATAATATAATATAATGGCAATAAAAACATTTAAAGAAATACTAGATAATAAAGGATATCGAATAAACTCAAATGATAGAAAAATATTTGAGCAAGGTAATTTTCAATCTTTTTTTGGATTAAGTAATTCTGATGCTATTGAATTTGTTGTTTATGATGTAAACGATAATCAATTACCACAAAGAGATGGTAAATTAGTTAGATATATTCCATTGACAAACCAAAGTATATCAGATTATTTTATGATAGCAGAAGGTACTATATTTCAAAAATATAAATTACCAAACGAATATTTTATTGATGTTGAAAGATTATTACGAGAAGCGGGATATAACAATGGTATATTTAAAACACAAATTACACTACTTAATAAAAGAGTAGGTAGTGAAAATGATGATGATAAATTATGGATTTCTGAAATATCCCCATCAAGAACAGAAGTAAGATTGTTCCCAATAAAAAGTAAAACTGGTATAAATAAAGAATTGGAAGAACGATTTGGATTATTTTTAAGCGGACAAGAATTTAGAGATGATACAATAAATTCGGCATTTAATTTTATAGAAAAAATAACACCAACTGTTATTGGTACTTTTATGAAACAAAAATATAGTGAAGCTTGGGTGAATAAAATGATTGGAGAATTTAAAATAAAAAGCTTTGAAAACTTTTTAACTTTAATTCATACAAAATTTTTAGAATCGGCAATATATGAATTTACTGGAAAAATATCTGATTTTAATGATATTAATTATGGTAAACCAAATGGAGCTGCACAAAAAATAGCATTATCTAGAAAAGAGATAATTGAAATATGCAAAAAACTTTTAGTATCATCTGTTAATTATAACTTACCTAAACAAGACATTACTAATAAAGCTACATTTGATACAAAAATAGATGCATCATTTGATGAAGTTGGTAATGTATTACAAAAATTAGAATCAGAAACTGTGGTAGATACTGCATCTCCAATACTAAAAGTAGCAGTAGTTAGGAAATTAATTCAAACGGATGTAGAATTAGAATTGGAGAAAAAAATTAAAAAAGAATTGCCAGAACCAGACGTAATAATAGTTGCACCAGTAGAAGAACCACCATACACACCACCATCATATGGCGGAGGCGGTGGAGGCGGCGGTGGTAGCATCTACCGAGAATACGATACATTGGATAGACAGAATTTGACAGATGGTGGTATGGGTAGAGAACGAATCCAATTTCAATAATATAAAATTAATAAATGAAAGCAATAGACGAAATATTATTTGATAGTGGACTAGGTTCTAACAATTCCTTTAATGAAAGTATTTCACAAGAAATATTTAATGGAGGTGGAGGAGGCGGCGGTGCTATATCAACTGGTGGTGGAAGTTCTGTTGTACTTACCAATACGCCAGGAACACCTCTATCTAATGATACATATGTAGTAAGCGTTTCATCAAATATATCAAATGCATCTATTTTAGTAAATGGTGAAAATACATTTAAAACTACACCAAATACTGTAAACATTAATTTATCAGATATATTGGGTGGTGGTGATAGGGTAATCACTATTGAAAAAAGTGGATACAAATCATCTGAAAGATATGTAGTAACATTAGTACCAAATCCTGAGTATAATTTAAATATAGATTTCAATATTAACCCTGCATCATCTATATTTGGTGGAATGGGTGGAAATTTTGGTGTTAGTGGATTGGCTATGTTTAATAGTATTCCTTCTATTGATACAACTCAACCAATATATTCCAATACTCCATACTATAAACTTAATATAAGATATTTTAGTGGTGAATTTGAGCAACTATATGATGATAATGGTGGAAACATTAAAAACATTTCTTTTACATTAGAAACTAATAATGTAACGCCTATTGAAGATACAATTGTAGTTCAATCTACAACTATATCTTTGGATGGAAGTGATGATTCTGCAATAGCTGTAATAAGTGATGGAAATGGTATAACAGAAAGAATTAGTTTAAAATCAGGAATAAATAATATAGTAGCTGCAGCTGGTAGTTTTGTTACGATACAAACAGCTAATATCAATTCGTATAGAATAACAACTATACAAATTCAATCAGAAGAATTTGAAACAAAGACATTATCAGCAACATCTGATACCGAAAGTATTTCTACAAAATTAACATTAGATGGTTCTAAATTTGGGGCATCTGTATCTACGGAAGCATTTGAAACAGTTAATGTAAACACCCCAATAATATCATTAATTGATAATGAAAAGCGAGAATATAATATAAATTCAAAAGCAGATGTTCCAATTGGCATATTAAAAAATACAAATACAACATCTATTGAATTAAGAATTAATAGTATTATTTATAATTTTAATAACTTAGGTGATAGTGATAGAGCTGTAATATTAATACCGGCAAAGGTATTCACAAAAATTGGAAATTATAAAGTTATATTAACACCAAAATCAGCAGGAACATCTAGATTATTTGGTATAAACGGAACTGATGGAGAGCCAATTGAATTTTCAATAAATGTTGTAGATGCTGTTTATGTTGGTGTTCCTGATATTAGAAATATACAATACCCGTCTTTAATTAAAGGTCCTGATTATATTGGTGCTAATGTAGATTTTATTATAAGTTATGAATCGGTTAATACTGATTATGTAAAAATATATAAAGTAGGTAGTAGTACTTTTATTAAAGCAACTGCAAGTGGTGAAGTTAGTTTAAACTTTTTACAATTATTAAGTTTAGATGGTACTCAAACATCTCAAAGTGAGGATTTGGTGAGTATGGTATTAAAATTAGTACCGTATAATGAGCAAGGTAAAGAAGTTGTAATTGGTAAGGAAGAATTTATCACAATACAATTAGATAAAGGTGACATAACAATACCAAGAGATACGGCAATATCTAGAATAGCAGATGGGTTCATATCTCAATTTGATGATAAAATCTTTGATGATGAATCTTCAAAATATCTTACACATTTATTGCACTTAGGTAATGGTGATAATAAAGTAGTAACAACTTGGGTTGGTAGTGATAATTCATTAATTTTAAAATTATACGAACCATTACCAACATCAATACAACCAAATCAACAAGTTTGGATTTCTAAAGTACAATCAAATCCAATAGTAGAGACTATAACAATCAACGGATTTGATGAATCATATTGTCCACCACTAAAAGGACCTAATTTTACATTAGAACAAAGTAATGGTGTTGCATATCAAGTATTTGATGATTTAATAGCTAGTGGTTCTCAAACATCTACTGATTTAATAAATAGATATTTGGAAGGAAGTGGTATAGATACTACGATATTAAATATTGAATATGCGAGTGGTTCAACTTATATGTTTGATAATTTTTCACACTTTGGCTCAGCAGAAGAAAGAGTAAATAACTTTTTTTATAAAGTAAATTTATTAGAAAATTATAAATTAAAATATGAAGGATTAACAACAACATATAATCCTGAATATTCCGAAGGTGAGGGTGGTATATTAACTCAAGATGGATATCAAACAATTACCGAAGATGGTATTTTTGAAATTCAATGGGAAAGAGCTCAATTTACAACTGTAGCTAGAGCTGATGAGGCTAAAAAAATATTAGAAACTATTAATGGTCTTATTAGAAGCCTGGATGGATTTGAAACATTCTTATATAAATCTACTAATGATTTAGCATATCCAAAAGAAATATATGTACATCCAATAACCGGCCTTAGTACTTATATATTAAGACCAACTAACAATAATATTGTTACTGCTTGGTACGGCTCTTTAATTGATTTGGCAGCAGAGTATGATAAATACAATCCAGACTATTTAGTAAATAATATACCTGAATTTATCAGAGAAGATTATAATAATAATGATTTTTTAATATTCTTAGATATGATAGGCCAACACTTTGATATTGTGTGGGCTTATATAACAAATTTATCTAAAACAAAAAATTTAGAACATAAGCAAGTTAGGGGATTCAGTAACAAATTAGTTTCAAATTTGTTACAATCATTTGGTTGGAATCCTAAAAAAGCATTTAATTCTCCATTCTTATGGGAATATGCATTTGGACAATATAAAGATGGATTCCAAAAATATTCAATGTCTTTGGCAGATGCCAATGATGAGGTTTGGAGAAGGATTTTAAATAACTTACCTTACCTATTAAAACATAAGGGTACTGCTAGAGCTATGAAAGCTATTATGGCTTGTTATGGTGTTCCACAATCTATGTTGACTATAATGGAATTTGGTGGGCCGCAAGACCCAACCGCAGGTGGAGTTAGTAAGTTTACATTTGATGATAGAACGGCAGCAATTTACTTAAATGGTGATTTGAATAGTAACGGAAGTTCTAATGTAAAAGTACCTTGGCATGTTGTTGGTTCTACTGGAGATTATCCAAACTCAATAGAATTCAGAATATTACCTTCAGAAATTCCATCTCCAAAATACTCTTTAGTATCTGGAAGTGAATGGAGTTTGGATTTAGTTCAAACAACTGGTTCATTTGGTAGATTAGAACTAAACTTTGGTGGTGATGAATCAACAAGTACTTATTTTTCTGAAAGTATTAGTACACCATCTTCGTATTACATATCTTATATCAACTACGAACCATATGCATATGGGCCCGATTATAAAGTTGGAAGTTTAGATTTTCCAATATCAACAGAATATTATTCAAACGTTGCAATCAATAGACATAATAATCCGGATTCATCATCTTGGTTTGAAATTTGGTTAGCAACATCAAATGGCGATAGAATAATAACTTCCGTTAGTATGTCTATTGCTACTGTTGATACTCAATGGGAAACTGGTTCTTATTTACAAATTGGTGGAAATGGATATGATGGTAATGTGGATGAATTCAGATTGTGGACAGTTCCATTACAAAGAAGTAAATTTGAAAATCATACTTTATTTCCTGATGCAATCAATGGTAATGACTATGATTCATCTACAAAAGATTTAATGTTCCGTTTGGATTTTGAATATCCAAAAGATAGAACTATAACTGAAAATATAGGAATTAAAAACGTAGCTATTAGTGATAACTATGGAGAGCCATTTGCATCGGCAAGTAATATGTATTCAGCTTCGGCGTATCCATATCAATACACTCCATATGATAGAACTGTAACTGCAAATGTTCCATCTTTAGGATTTAACGTTTCTAATAAGATTCGTTTTGAAACACAAACATTAACAACGGATTTGTCATATAAACAAAGAGCAACTAAAAAATCATTCGATAGAGCTCCTGTTGATTCAAATCGTTTAGGATTATTCTTCTCTCCAATTAAGGAGTTGAATATGGATATCTTAAAAGCATTTGGTGATTTTAATATTGATAACTATATTGGTGACCCATCCGATGAATATAAAGATTCATATAGACAATTAGATATTTTAAGAGGATATTATTTTGAAAGATTGGATAACAGAGATATCTACGAATATATTAGATTAGTTAAATATATTGATAAATCTTTATTTGAAGTATTAGCAGAATTAGCACCTGCTAGAACAAATATATCAAAAGGATTATTAATTGAACCGCATTATTTAGAAAGAAGTAAGACTCGTTGGAATAAACCAGAATCTTTAAGAAATGATTTCGCAACATCAATCAATACGCAAGATGATATATATGTTGATTCCGAATCTATACCAAAAGATGCACATTTGGATATTCAAAATGTAGCTACACTTGATACTATTTTTAGTAATAATAATGGTATTATTGATTTAGAAGAAACTACATTTGAAACATCTAATCCTAATTACGAAACAAGCATAATAGCAGCTAATCAAACATTAGAAGCAAGTGCACCTATGTATTCTGTAGCAATTCAAGTACCTACTGGTAGTAGTTTATCTGGAGAGGCTGATTCGTTTACATTTACGGAAATTGGAATGGATAAAAATTCATTGGCTAATAGAGGATATGGATTGTACGCAAAGCAGGGTGTTTCTAAAACTTATTATTATGATGATGTATTTGGAAACCACACTGGAAGTAGAGAGAGTGTATTTATTGTAAAAGAACAATATACACAAAAAATTAATACGCAAATAGCCGGATATCCAACAACTCGCTCATTAATATTTCCTGGTGAAAGAGTTAGATATGTTAAAGTACCTACTACAAAATATAAGTACAAAGTTAGTAGTATGGCTTGGAGTGGAAGTGTTTCTTTAGGAAACGGAGTAGTGGAAGTACAGGCGTTGAATGGATATTTACCAACTCACTATAAATTTGTAAGTAATTTATCCGAAGGTTTAAAACGTTCTTATTTTATGGGGTCTCAACAAACACCATTAACAACACCTGATGGACTGGGCGCTGTTGAAACATTTACTACTAATCCTAATATTCTTAGAGTGGCTAAGACTGGTAGAGGTAGTGGAGAACCAATATTGGAAGTGGATTAATAATTGAAAATATTAAATAGTTATATTTATTTTAAGAAATAGATTAAAAAACAATATCAAATGGCATATTTAGATAACACCGAAATTACAGTAGATGCGATTCTTACCAAAAAAGGTAGACAAAAGTTAGCATCCGGTCAATCATTGAACATTACAAAGTTCGCTTTAGGTGATGACGAGATTGATTACACATTATATGAGCCTGCACACCCAAAGGGTTCGGCTTATTATGATTCAGCAATTAGAGCAATTCCTATTACGGAAGCATCTCCTGATGAAACTCAAGTATTGAGATATAAGTTAGTTACCCTTCCAAAAGGAACAACTCAAATCCCAACTATAAGATTAGGTGTACCTTCAATTAGTGTAAACCAAAGTGAAGGAGCTGTGGGATTATTACCAACAACTTCACCTTCTGGAAATACAAATGCTGGATACACAATGTTGTTAGCAGACCAAAGAGCTGGTACAATAACTGTAAGTAGAGGAGCAGCTGGAACTGGAACTACATTATTCTTAGGTGAAGAAGTAACAACAACGGCACAAGTAGTTACTGGTTTAGAATTTAGATTTACTCCAAATCCAAACTTAACTGTGGATGTATCAACTACAATCACTGTTTACGGAAACGAAACTGGAGGTTCTCAAACTATTCCTGTAATCGTAACTTATAAAGCAAACGCATAAAGTAAAATAGAAATATAAAATGGCATTAATAAACACACCATCGATAACCAGCCAAATAGCAGCTTTAGCTAATACTGGTACAATTGATACCAATCAAATCGTAACCCTTTTAAACTCAGCATTACCTGCTGGGCAACAAATATCAACTGTAGGTGAAACTATAACTGGTATTTATAAAAGATTTGGTGAATTTGATAAGGTAAACGCTAAAGTAGAAATCGTAACAACTGGATTATGGGCTAATGACTCTGGTTCATTAAACGTATTCTTTACTGCATCATCCCAAACAACTGCACAAAGTGGTAAATACTACTACAATGTGTTTGACCAAAATCCTTTGACAAGTGAAACTGAAGAAGTTCAATTTGCAATTGCGTATGGACATGTTGATGGTAGTGGCTCTGTTAATTTAGCAACTGATGATAACGCATTGTTACCTACAAAAGCAACATACGCTCAGTATAAATCAATGTTGTTAGACCCAACCGATACCAAATTCCAATTTGATAACGCATCTACCGTAGCAACTGATGCAAATGGTATTTATATTATTAATGTGGCTAGAGCAAGATATAGAGAAAAGATGGATGCTGGTAACTGGTCATTATCACTTTCTGGTTCTAATGGTTTATTTACATTTATTGATAATAGTGGTAAGAAGTTCGGTGATTCTTACGGATTAAGCGGTAATGTATTTAAAGTAGTTAGAGGTTCATTAAATTTAGGAACTCAAGCTGAAGCAACTATAACAGCAACTACAGACTCAGGTACTGGTGAGGGATATGGTGAATTCTATCCTGATAGAGGTATTATTATCCTTAATGCTAAAGCAGTTGGAACAACTGTTGGTAATGTTTGGAATGAAGCATATCAAACGGTAGGTTCTTTAATACCATCTGATTCAACAGCAGCTGATATGGAAAACCATAAGAGATTGTATTACGCAATTAAAAATGGTAAAGATTTTGAAGCTCGTAGAACTGAAAACATTTCTACTCAGCATTTCTTTGTAAGAGCAACAAATAGACAATTTAACTATTCAAATAATCCTACTTACATTGATGCAAACGGATTCTTTACTGAACCAACATTTGAAACTGACCCACAAACATTTATTACAACTGTAGGTTTATTGAATGATGCAAATGAATTGATTGCAGTAGCTAAAACTTCTCAACCAATTGTTAAATCATTTGATAAGGAAGTTTTGATTAAAGTGAAATTATCATTCTAATTAAAAATTAATATAATATGAAAGCCCCCTTAATTGGGGGTTTTTCATTTGTGGAATATTTATATAAAATCAAAAGATTAGATGCTTAAAGAAATTCCAAAATCTGATATCATTGTTAGACCTTTAAAAGTTTACAAAGAATGGACATTAGATGAAAATGATGTTTACCCAGTTTTCGGTGAAAACGGAGCTAATACACTTATTGATGTTGATTCCGATTCACAAAGTCACGGATTTGTAAAAAAGTTAGTATATCAATCAATTAAATCTCAATTTTACCTAAATCCAGAAACATCTTCATTATTAACGGAAGTTGGTAAAAGACATTCATATGCATCTAAGGATGAAAGATTGATAGAAGATGATATTGCAGTAATATCAATACCACAAATATATTATGGTGAGGGTATTAAGATAGGTACTGTTAGATTGGAAGATGAACAATTGGGTAGAACATATACTGATGATGGGTTTTCAAATCTTATAGATTCTGGAAGTAACATTAAAGGTAATATATTTTATGATAGAGGACTTGTAGTAATTACAAAAGATATAGTTAGTGGTTCTGTATTATCTCAATTTACTTTAAATTTTCGCTCTACCAAAACACTATTTGAAAATGAGATATTCATTTCAGTATTAGAAAGTGAATTTAATTTTTCACAAAACCCATCGGCAATATATGAAGATGGTGGTAGAAAATATACACAATTAGTAAATAGACCTAATGTTGTTAGAGCAAAACCAAATGATTTAGTAACACAAACAATAACAGAACGTGGTGTACAATATGTTAGAAATGCAAAATATCCATATGTTTCTAAATTAGATTCTAATAAATTTGGTAGTTTTGATGATTTTGAATATAGTGGTTCGATAGACCCGACAGGTTCTTATTTAGCACCTTATATTACAACAATTGGATTATATGATAATGAATTAAATATGCTTGCAGTAGCAAAATTACCACAACCAATTAAATCAGAACCAAACTATCCAATAAACTTTATCATACGTTTCGATACATAACGTTATATTTATACTTACATAAACACAATATAAGATGTCAAAAATATTAGAATTATACGGAACTACTGGACCTAAAACAGGCGCTGCAAACATTAAAGGTGGTGATAAAACCCCTATAAATGCAGATGGTGGTAGAGATTTATCAAAAGATGAAACTAGACTTGCTAAAGCTAGGAAGGGTGCAGTGAATACTTCAAAAAAGTATTCAGATATGGCGAAAAAGTAATCAATGAGTTGGAAATTTAATGGAAATATAGTTACGGAGGAAAGTACACCGGAAGGTGCAGTTGGGTTTGTCTATAAAATGATACACATACCAACTGGTAGATTTTATATAGGGAAGAAGTCCCTAAATCAAGTTCGAAGATTGAAGCCCCTTAAGGGCAAGACTAGAAAGAGAGTTGTTAGAAGTGCTTCCGATTGGGAGAAATACTATTCATCAAACGAATGGATTAAATCCGAAGTAAAAGAGGGTAGAGCTGGTGATTTTGAAAGAGAAATCATTCAGTTTTGCTTTTCAAAGAAATCCTTATCATATTACGAAATTAAATGGCAGTTTCATTACGATGTACTTGCCAATGACCAAGCAATAAACGAAAACCTTATGGGAAAATTCTTCCGTAGGGATATTATAAACTAAAGTTATGACAATACCTGAAATTGCAAAGAAGTACGGAATCTCCGAAGCTTATTTAAACGCAAAAGATGATGCACTACAAATAGCAGCTGCATCTTTGATAGACCTTAAAGGAATGTTGGAAGCAAACCAACCAAAAGCACCAATTGCAGCAAAAATGCAGTTTTTAGCTGATTTCCTTTACGATGTAAAGAATTCCAACCATTAATTTGGTTATATCCCAAATTTTTCGTATATTTGTGATATAATATCTAATTAATGCTATCTGGGAAGAACAAACTAACGGTCATTAACATTTTGGACACCGCATTGGGTGTAGGTTCATCTCTTAAGGGAAATGAACAGGCACATCATTGTCCATTTTGTAATCACCACAAAAAGAAACTTCAAGTAAATTTAGATACACAAAGATGGCATTGTTGGGTGTGTGATTCTAAGGGTAGAAGTATCCAATCACTCCTTCGCAAACTCAATGTGGATATAAGAGACCTTAATAGATTGAAAGATATCTATGGTGAAGATGATTATACCTTAGTTGAAAAGGATGAGTATGTAGCTAAGTTACAACTACCATCAGAATTCAAACAATTGCACTTCAAACCAAAAGGATTCAACCCTGAATACAATCAAGCAATTAATTACTTAAAAGAAAGAGGCATTACACAAGCTGATATCGTTAAATACAATATTGGGTATTGTTCGGAAGGATTATACTTTGGTAGAGTTATTGTTCCATCCTACGATGAGAATGGTGATTTGAATTATTTCGTAGCTCGTTCATATTACAAAGAAGAACGAATGAAGTATAAGAATCCGCCCGTTAATAGAGATGTAATTGTGTTTGATAATCAAATCAATTGGAACGAGCCTATTACTTTGTGTGAGGGTGTATTCGATTCATTTTCAATTAAAAGAAATTGTATTCCTTTGCTTGGAAAGTTCTTATTGAATAAATTAAAGAATAAGATTATAGAGAAAGGAGTTAAAGAAGTAACTATTATGTTAGATTCAGATGCTATTGCAGATTCAACTAAACATACTGATTACTTTTTAAAGAACGGAATTAAAGTTCGTAACATTATACCAACTGATAAGGATGCTGGTGAAATGGGATTTAAAAAAGTAAACGAACTCCTAAAGGGAGCAAAACAAACTGGATGGGATGACTTAGTTCTATCCAAACTAAATAATATATGAGGTTAAAGAGAATTTATCACATTGCGGATATACACATTCGTAATATCAAAAGACACAAAGAGTTTAGACAAGTATTTTACTCAATGTTTGAGGAAATACAAAAAAGAGGAACGGAAGATTCCATTATCTACTTAGCTGGTGATATCGCTCATGCTAAATTAGAAATGAGTCCTGAATTGGTAAGTGAGATTAGCTGGTTATTTACGGAATGTAACAAACTATGTCCTACAATTGTAATCGCTGGTAATCACGATTGTAATATGAATAATTCGGATAGAATGGATGTACTTACTCCAATCGTTGATGCATTGAAGTTACCAAACCTAACTTATTTAAAAGATACGCAAGTTTACGGAATCGGAGATGTTGATTTTGCAGTATTCAGTATATTTGATAACAAAGATAATTGGCCTAAAGCTAATACATTATTCGGAAATAAAAAGATTGCACTATTTCACGGACCTGTTGATAACTCTACAACCGATGTAGGGTATGTGGTTAGTAGTAGACACTTCACAACTGATATATTTGATGGATATGATTTAGCCCTGTTGGGAGATATTCATAAAAGACAAGAGATGATATCACCAAGCGGATGTAAGGTGGTATATGCTGGTTCTTTGGTACAACAAAACTTCGGTGAGACATTAGACAAGCACGGATTCTTAGTTTGGGATTTAGATACAATGACCTATGAGGAAGTTGATATCCAAAACGATTACGGATACTACACTTTGGATGTTGATGGTGGTATTGTACCGGATGTAACTGATATGCCGTTGTATCCTCGTTTAAGAGTGAGGGTAACTAATACGGATACCGCAGATACTAAGAGAATGATGGCTGATATTACGGCAAAGTATGGTGTGGAGGATTTTACAATCATTAGAACGGATACATTCAATAAGAAGAAAACCAACGATAGAGAAGCAAGGCTTGAAGTAGATAGTGTGGCTGATATAAACCATCAAAACTCTTTAATAGGTGAGTATATTGAACGTATGATGCCATTTGTGACAAAGGAGGACTTAGCTGGAATAGAGAAAATAAATCGTGACATTAATAGTAGAATACAACCATCAGAACTACAAAGAAACATAAGCTGGAAACCAATTAAGTTTGATTTCAGTAATATGTTCTCATACGGAGAGAGGAACGTAATCAACTTCGATAAGATAAACGGACTGATGGGATTATTCGCACCAAATGCACAGGGCAAATCATCCCTATTTGATGCAATCTCATTCTGCCTTTTTGATAAGTGTAGTAGAGCATATAAAGCATCTGCTATTATGAATAATAGAAAGCAAGATTTCCATTGCCAATTAGAATTCTCCGTTGATGGAGTTATCTATGGTATTCGTAGAGAGGGTAGAACAATCAATAAGGGAAAGAACGTAAAAGTGGATGTGGACTTTTGGAGAGAGGGAGATAGTGGTAGGGAATCACTTAACGGAACGGAACGTAGGGATACAAACCAAGTCATTGAAACCTATGTAGGAAGATATGAGGATTTCATTATGACGGCACTTTCACTACAAGCCAATAACGCACTATTCATTGATAAATCACAATCCGAAAGGAAAGACTTGATGGCTCAGTTTATGGGCTTGGATATATTTGATAAGCTGTATGATACTGCTACCAATGATATCAAAGATGTGAATGCACTTATCAGAAATTTCAGAAAGACCGACTTCACTTCGGAATTAGCCCAAAAAGAAAACGACTTGAATTCAAAGAGAGAGGAGTATGATAATTTGGATTCGGAAAAATTAGAATTAGAAACTCGTAAAGCTGATTTAGAAGAACAAATTGTAACACTATCTCAACAAATCATTCCAATTCAAGGTAATTTAGATATCGATGAACTAAATCGTAAAGTTAAAAAGATTGATGGTGAATTAACTACTTGGGGAGATACTAAATTCGATAAGATACAAAAACATACCGAAGCTAAGGAATTGGTTAGGGAAGCTAAAGAAATGGTTGATTCTAAAGTTACCATAAATGGAATTGGCATAGAAGTTGTATATTCAAATTACCAAAGAGAACAAAAAGCTTTAATTGAAGCAGAAAAAACTTATTCAATAGTAAAGTCACAATTAGATTCTGCTAAAGAAAAGATTAATCATTTGGATAAGCATGAATATGACCCAAATTGTAAGTTTTGTTGCGATAATGAATTTGTTAAAGATGCAATGAGAGCAAAAGAAGCATTACCTGAATTGGAAGGGTTTGTTAAAAATGCAACTATACAATGTACGGGTATTCAACAAACTTTAGATTCTTGGGAAGGTGTAGAAGAACAATTCAAACAATGGAAGGAATATACCGATGAATACAAAAGATTAATTAATGTTACAGAAAGATTGGAAGGTGATATTAGAACTGCAGATTCTAAAATTGAATTATTACAAACTCAAAACGAAACTGTAAATGCAGATATTAAACGATATAATGATAATGTAGAAACAATTACAAAGAATCAGGCATTAGATATTCAAATACAAAATGTTCGTAGATTAAAGCAAGGTGTTGAAAAGCAAATATCAGATGTAAACAAACTTATGTTGAAATTAATGTCAGAGGTAGGTGCAACAAAAACCTACATTGATAATATGATAGCTAAAATGGAAGAAGTAAAAGAATTGGAAAGTAAAAACCAATTATACACATTCTACTTAGATGCAGTTAAGAAAGACGGTGTACCATACGAACTAATATCTAAGGCACTTCCAGCAATTGAGAACGAAGTGAACAACATATTAGGACAAGTAGTAGATTTTTCAATATCAATGGATACTGATGGAAAAAACATTAACGCTAAAATCGTTTACGAAGACCAGGAATGGGCTTTAGAGATGTGTAGTGGTATGGAGAAGTTCATATCGGGATTAGCGATTAGAGTGGCTCTAATTAACATATGCAACCTACCTAGACCTAACTTCTTAGTAATCGATGAAGGGTTTGGAACATTGGATGCAGATAACCTATCATCGCTCTTTATGATGATGCAATATCTTAAAACTCAATTTGATTTTATTTGGGTAATTTCTCACTTAGAACAAATGAGAGATATCGTAGATGGACTTATTGAAATTAAAAAAATAGATGGTTTTAGTAAGATTAACTTTTAACCACTGGTAATACATTTTTAGGTGTGGTCTTGTTCAAAGACTGCACCTTTTCTTTTATAAGGGTTTCTACCAATCCATTTATCTTATACCCTTTCTCTTTACAAAATTCCTTTAATGCTTGATGTATTTGAGCATCTATTTGTATCATTGCGTACTTCTTCATAACGTTTCTTTAGATTTCTTTAGTTTTCTAATATAAATATTAAAGTAATTATTTTTTACGAATATTTATTTAATATAATAGAATAACTAAATGGCAGTAATAAAAAAATTTGCAGAAAATCTAACAACTCCGCTTACCAATTACGGAACATTTTTAAATGATACAAATCCAAATTCGGATTATTTTAGAATAACTGAATTTAAAGATACATTTACTGGTGGTAAGAACGGATTTCTTATAGAAGGTTCTCAGTATTTAAAAGAATCTACTGAACTTAAAGTTGAAATATTAGATGTAGAGGGTAATCCAGTATATTGGGAACCTGGTAATGGTATCCCAGAATATTATGAGGGGTTATCTAAAGTTGTTGCTGCATATATCTATGAAGATACGCCAATTGGATTGGGTAAAATTACTATATTAGGTGAGGCAAAAACATATATAGATGCAAATGGTAATACACAAGATGTACCGGATGAATGGAAAGGAATTTATAATTTAAAATGGGAAAGAACATTTCAAATCAATAGATTATTAAGTAACGAAGATAAAGTTAGATTTTATCGTAGACCTGAAGTATCTATAAATGAAATAGTAAAACCAATATTTAATAATATTGTAACTGAAAAAATTCAAAAAGGTATTGCGGATGGAACTGCACAATCTCCTAGAGAGGGTGAAACATTAACTAATTATACATTACCAACTTCATATCTACTAACAACAACAGATGATACTTTTTGGACTGGTTCTGTTATTGGTACTAATATTCAATTTACCGATTTAGGAGTTACTTTATTGGCTGATAACTTAGTAAATGATAGAAATTTAACAATATCTACCCCATATACTGTAAACGGAATTGTTACTGATTTTATAGGGCAGGGATATACTGCATCATTTAATTATACCGAAGGTGTTGATAATTTAAAAACAGCATTGACTGGTTCTTTTGCAAAAATAACTATATCAGATTTAACAACATTTGTTGGTGATGTTGCTAGAGTAAAAGTATTTAGAAAATCTCAATCCGATTTAGCAGATTTTCAGTTCATTCAAGAAATACAATTAGAATCAAATGAATTATTGGTTGATTTAGAATCAACAACAAAGAATCAGGAATTTTATGGATTATTTGATAATAGAAATTTTAAAAATTATTGGGTAACATCTTCAAATAATTTAACAACTGAATTTAATCAAAACTTTTTATTTAATTCCGTAAAGTTAGATGCCAATGGAGGACCTTATAGATATTTTACAACTAAGTCAATAGCAATAACAGAAAATGCAGAATATACTTTAAATTTTAATACTAGACTATTACAAAATTTAAATCCAACAAATTATATTTCCGTTTACATAAGTGGTTCTAAACAATCTACATTTGGTGGAACTACAACAAAAGTAGCAGCATCTCAAGAAATTATAAAAATATATTCTGATAATTCTTTATTACAAAAAACATCAAAAACAATTAATTTTAAAGCAGATGGATTATCCGATGCTAAATTATACTTTGATGTTAAAGGAATGGGTTGGCATATTTCAGATGTTAGTTTAAGAGCTTCACAAGAAAGTTCATTCTCACCGGATGAAATTACATTCATACAACCTGTACCAAGAACTTTACCAAGAGAAACATTTGAATTTTTATTTCAATTCTATGATATAAACAATAACTACATTCCAGTAGTTGTTAGTGAAACCAAAACATTTGATGGTGGTAACTTGAATGTAATTAATAAAAGTATTGAATTAATTCCATCATCATTATATTTCCAATTTGATTCTGGTTCTGGTAATGGTAATCCAGTTCCACCAACTGTTATTAATGTTGATATTAAGAAAAATTATTTAACTGGTTCTTATACATTCACATCACGCTCATTTGATTTCTTTGGTACGGAATTATCATCATCGATGTATGCTCCAATAGTAACTCCGGGTTATTTAGGCGGACAATTCCCTGGTTATCTAATTGATAACGATGGTAAAAATAATAACGTTATTTTAACTGTACAAAACTTTACAGGTTCAAGAGATGAAGCATTAGAAGAATTAGTAGTACAATTTATTGAATATACAGTAGAGTGTGAGGGTGTTGAAGATTCAATTGTTATTACTAGAGTTATAGATGGTAAGGGTGGTGTTAATTATGAAATTAGACCTTATGATGGAACTATTATTAGAAACTCACATCCATCATCTTCATTGGAAGTTCAGGCTATTCGTATTGATGGTGTGAATGAAGTTCTATTGCAAAGTGGGTTACCTAAAGGACGTTCAAATACTATGTTGTACGTGCAATCTGGGTCTACTTATGTGACTTTAGAAGCTGCAAGTGCATCTCAATTCGTAAGAAGTATTCAGCCCGGCATAACTGGTTCAGGTGAAGTAAATTATAATGCAATATTCAATAGAGATTCTATAAATGGACAGTTGACATTGTATATGATACCAACGGGCTCAACAAACCCATCTGGTTCTATTTTAACAACATTAACTCTTACTGATATTCAAGATGGTTTAGATACTGGACTTGTATTATTTGATACAAATCAATTTTCTATAAATCCAAGAACTGAAACCAAATTTAGACCAACATACTCATCTGCAACGGCATCATTCTATCGTAGAGGTACGTTTGAAGCACCTATAAGTTGTTCATTTGAAGTATATCCATCGATGTCAATAAATAAGGATTGGGTTCCTGAATATTGGATGCACTACACTACATTTAGTTGTGCGGAAGATATAACTGTTGCTGCATATGATGAAAACGGAAAAATAATTCCATCTAGAGCAGATGCATCTACATATAGATTGAGTTCACCACTATCTCAAAGTAAACAATTATTGGTTAGCTTTACTTATACTGAACCTTGGACTTCGGCATCGGTATCTGTAGACCAATCATTTACAATTACGCCTGATGGTGCACCCGGCGATGAAACAATTATATTTGAAGTAGTTCCATCATCAATTACATTGGGAGCAAATTCAAGAGGTATCGTTGGAGATTATAAACCATCAATTACTGATATTAAATTAAAGCAAGGTTCTAGATATCTTTCTTTTAGTGGTAGTGCCGGTGAAAATAAGTTTTCATCACATGGGCAATTTTATATAGCAACGGCTTCTATTGTTGAGAGTAATGTTAAGGCTGGTAATGTACAATTTACTTCTTCAAACGGAACGGCATATACATCTTCATTGATAGTAAGTGCATCTTCGGATTTAAGGCAATTGAGTGGAAGTATTACATATCCGTTGATTATACATCCATATTTTACTTCATCAATTTATACGGCAAGTGTTGTTGTTAATTATACAAAAATATTAGAAGGAGCACCCCCAATTCAAGTAATTATAACACCAAACGCACCAAATTTAAAAGCTGATGAGGTTGGGTATGTTTCAGAATATACAGCTGCTAGTACAACTATACAGGTAAAAGATGGGGATGATTTTTTAAGATTTACAACTCAATCAACCGCACCTGGAACATTTAGAATACAAAATGGAGGGTCTGTAATAGTATCAAATATTAGAACGGGTTCGGTAGCTAGTTCATCATTTAATACTGCAACTGTATCATTCCAAAGATTTGATTATCCATTTGTTTCTGCTAGTGCACAATATAATATTGTTGCATATCCTTACGCTTTGGGACCTGGTCACGAATATACATCTTCTGTAATTCAAAGAACTCAAACTTTTACAAAGAATGTAGCTCCGGCAAATGCTAGAAGTGTAAATTTAAAAGCATCCTTTGATACTGTAAACTTTAATAAAGATGGAGTTGTATCTTCACCACTAGACCCTATTATTTTAACGGCAACTGCAACAAATACAACCGGAGCAGTTTGGTTTCAATTTTATAAAGATGATACTGATTATAGTGGTATTGTTGGCGAAGATTCCCCTAATTCAAAATTTGCAACTCAAGAAATAGGTGGTGGTGATGCAACTGGACCTGGTGAAAATGCAACTTGGACTGTAAGAATTAGAGATGGTAATTCATCACCAACAGCACCAATTAGAGCAGAAAATTCTCTAACAATCGCTGGTATAAAAGCTGGAGCAGATGCATATAAGTTAGTAGCATCAAATGAAAGTACAACAATTACTGCTGATTTGTGGAATACATCTTTTAGTGGTAGTGGTATGAAGATAACTACATTTAAAGGTACGGAGCAATTATCAAATGTTAGTACACCAACATATAATGCATCTAATGATGTTTATGATTTCTTAGGAAATTATATTGGTAATTTAGGATTTTCATCAGCATCAATATTTTTTACATCTTCTTTTGTTACACAATCATCTAATAAATTCCCAACAAGCAATCCAGCTTCAATTGGAGATATAGCTGCATGGTACGCACCTGCAATAAATAAAAGTGGACAAATTGTATATAAAATTGATTTTGAAAATAATAGACAAGTTCAATTTGTAACACAATCAATATCTGTACAATTCGAACCACCAGCACCATACGATATTAAATTAACAAATGAAAATTCATCAGCAGTTTATAAAGTATCTGGGCAATTTACATTATCAAATACTGGTACTGATATTAGAGTTTATAGAGGTGGTACTGAATTAACAAACAAACCTGCTGGTTTTACAAACCCACAACGAGATGCATATGGTGTTACTGGATATCAAAATCAATGTAGAGTTTCTATATATTCAAAATCATCTCATATAACATTAGCAAATAGTTGGTTAGCTGCAAGTTACGTTACTGGAGTGCCCGCACAAATGCCAAACATAGTTGGTTGGGTAGACCCAAATACAAATCCAAATGGTGAAATTGTTTATCAAATAGAATGCGAAGGAAGGCAAACTCTTTATAAAACACAATCATTGTCTGTACAATTTGAAGGTTCTACTGGACCTGGTATTGTAATGAGAGGTGAGTGGAATAGTTTAACAAATTATAGTGGTTCGGTTGAGACTAGAAATTTTCGTAGAGATGCAGTAATATACGGAACTAATCCAACAACATATTATGCAGCGATTAGTGGTAGTGGGCCACAAACATATAATAAATCAGGTACTTTAGTTGGTTCAAGAGCCCCAACGGCTGGTAGTGATAATGCATGGTGGCAATTTTTGGGACAACAAGAATTCTTTGTTGCAGCTAAGATTGCAATATTTGATGAATCATTTGTAAAAAATACAATCAACGTTGGTAACAATAGTGGTAGTGCATTTGCAAACATTGTATTAGCCGGTGGTAGAGAAGACCCGTATATGGCAGTTGGACAATATAGTACAATTGGATATGGTAATAGTGGAATTTGGTTGGGTATATACGATGATGGTACAAGCGCAAGTACATTTAAACCTAGATTTTCTTTAGTTAATGGAGATAATAGTAGGTTTATGCGATGGACGGGAACTGATTTGGAAATCAAAGGTTCTATTACCGTAACTGGTGGAGATGCTGAAACAACAAGTGGTGCACAATCTAAAGCAAATGCTGCACAAGCAAATGCAATTAGTACAGCAGGTTCAAATGCAACAACCGCACTTAATGTATTTAGTAGTTCGTTGGGAGCAATGGCTGCAATTAATTCTATTAATAGTGGTAACGCTGTAACATATATTGGAGCTGGTTCTATTGTAACTAATATGGTTGCAACAAATTTAATACTTTCAACAAACTATTCGGCATCAATTGAAGCTGGAAACTTTTCAGATACTGGTACATTTCTTAATTTAGCAGATGGTACGATTACATCTCCTGGATTTGCAACTAAAAATGATGGAACTGCATATTTTAAAGGAGTACTTAATTCATCTCAAGCAACATTTGGTGCGTGGACACTAAACGCACAAGCGTTCTTTATTACGGCAAATAGTAGAATTAAATTAGATGCAGCACAGGAACAAATTCAAGTATTGGATTCGGATGGAGCAGTTAGATTTACAGCAAATACGGCATTAACATTACCAAATCCAGCCGGTGTTCAGGCAACTTCTGGTACACCAGGTTCCCCAACCGGAGGAACTACCACTCCATTGGTTATAACACCAACCTCAGCAACTGTTGTTAGTGAGACTAGTATTAATGGAGATAATGATTTCTTTTATACGGGAGTTTTTCATGAATTGGGCTCATTTATATCATCAGCTAATGGAGGACAACACAATATAAGATATACATGGAATCCATCAAGTGCATATTATTCAGGCATAGCAGAAGCTGCCGGAAATGCATATGCATCTCTTAGTGTAAGTTTAGTATTAACACCGGATGCAACAAATGATATTGTAGCATATGGTACATCGGATTATGCATCGGCATATGGACAAATGTATGAAGAAGGTTATGGTGGTTCATATGGTGGATTTAGAAGTTATTATGCACAACAAAACACAGACCTTTTAATAGACCCAAAAACATATACTGTTAGTGCAACTTTAACAGCAAGTACTAGATATAGAGTAAAATTACTTGTTTCCTATACAGTAATTGCTGATGATACCGATGGAGCTCCTTATTATGAAAATTCCTCTGCTGGTGTGGTTTACGAAGAAAACGGCGATACTGGTAGATTGGTTGTTGAAGCGGTATCGGCTGGTACTATTGTTAATGGTGGTGGTTTCCAAACGGCAGCTGGTGCTGGTAGATATTTAAAACACGCTACTAATCCTGATACAATTGGAATATACACATATGTTGAGGGCGGATTATCTACCGATAAACATTATCATAAAGATACTGGTACTTCATTGGGTTATAATGTTGGTGGTTATCCTATGGTTAAAGGATATGCAAGATGGGCTAGTAATGTATCCCAAACTGGAGCTCCATCGATACCAACTCTACAATCTTTAGGCGGAGTTGTTACATCTTTAGCTTCAGCAGGGTCGCAAGGTGCATACAATTTAAATTTTGCATTAACAACATCAGATGGTGCTTCGCTTTCTACTATTACACCATCTGTATTTTTTACAGGAACTAGAGATATAGCAAATCCTGTTGAATGTACATTTACTTTTGGAAAATTTGCTGGAAACAGTACTTATATAAACTTTAGAACTCAAGATAATAATACCGATGGATTATTTAATATGGATGAAATTGGTGTAATAGTAGTAATGTAATTTAAAAAATAAAATTATGGAAGAAACAGTAGTTATTTATCAAAGTAAAGATGACCCAACTATTGGTTGCTGGTTAATACCCAATCTAATGTATGATTTGGAATGGATTTGTAAAAGAGATATTCCAGTTGGAAGTGCATATGTAATATTATCATCAAGTCAATTACCATTTAATTATCATAACGAATTTGATTGTTACACATTTGATTTTTCAAATCCAGATGGTTGGGGCTCGGGTTCATATAATTTACAAAATAGTGCTGTTATATATCCAGCAACATTTGATATATCTCATGCTGAGTGGATAGAAATGAAAGCAAGTGGTTCATTATAAAAAATAATTATATTATGTTTACATACGATACAAGTAAAGCATTGGAAATATTAAAATCCAAAATTAGAATAAAAAGAGCAAAATTATTCAGTGATTTGGATGTTCAATATATGAAAGCATTAGAAACGGGTAATACAACATTACAATCTGAGATAGTTGCAAAAAAAGAAATATTAAGAAACCTAACGGATATTAGTATTGATGGAATAACCACAAGAGAGGAATTGATTGGGTTGTGGCCTGAAGATATATTGGGAACTAGTCCGTTTCGTAAAAATTCATAATATATATACTTATATATAAACACTAACGTTATGGCACAAAAAACAGAAAAATTATCGCAAGAGTTAATAGATGACCTAAGAGGTATGCAAACTAAAGCAAACGAATTGATTATTGGTATTGGACAATCTCACTTAAAATTAAAAAATTTTAAAATTGAAATGACTAAACTTATGGAAGAACAAAAATCTATGGAACTTGAGTTTGAGTTAAATGATAGTAAATTTACAACTGCAATTAGGGATTTGGAAAAGAAATATCCAATGGGAGAACTTGATTTAAATGAAGGTATAGTAATATACGAATCTGCAGAATAAAATAAATTTGGTAGTTTGAGAATTATTTTGTATCTTTGTTACAATTAATAAAATATGTCTAAAAAGAAGTTACTTTATGTTGCGCCTCACTTATCTACGGGAGGACAACCACAATACCTATATAAACAGGTAAAACATTTTATTAAAAATTTTGATATCCAAGTTGTTGAGATAAACAACAGCGGAGGACATGCTTTTGTGGTTCAAAAAAATAGAATAAAATCATTAGTAGAGGTTCATACATTGGGAGATGATAAATCAGAAATACTTAATATAATAAGTGAATTTAAACCCGATATTATACATTTTCAGGAAATACCACAATTTGATTTAGCTCCATTTATATTAGACCAGATTTTTACAAAAGATAGAAATTATTTTATTATAGCATCTACGCATGGTTCATATACAAATCCATCGGAAATAGTTTACCACCCAGATAGATACATTTTAGTATCTGAATGGAGTAGACAAAGATTCATTGATACTGGAGTTGAAACTATGTTATGGGAATATCCAATCGAAGAATATAAATTTGATAAAGAAGCTGCACAAAAAGAATTAGGATTTGAATCAGATTGGAAACATATTCTTAATGTTGGATTATTTGCACCAGGTAAGAACCAAGGTGAAATATTTGCATTAGCAACTCAATTGGAAAAATATAAAATTAAATTTCACTTTGTAGGAAATCAAGCTGGAAACTTTGAAGATTATTGGGCACCATTGATGAAACACAAACCATACAATTGTGTGATATGGGGAGAGCGTGATGATGTAGATAAATTTTATGCAGCAAGTGATATGTTTTATTTTAGTTCAAAGTTGGAATTAAATCCACTTTCAATTAAGGAAGCATTAAGTTATAAACTACCATCAATATTCAGAAAACTCCACACTTATTTAGATACCTATGATAATAACCCGTTAGTAACATATATTAATGAAGATTTAAAAGCAACAAAGAAAGTTATATTAGATACACTTAACCCCGAGTTCAATGAAATTCCTGGTTGGTTTGCATATGATGAATTATATAATGAATTTGTTAATGAAGCAAAGGATGGTGATACATTTGTAGAAGTTGGTACATGGTTTGGTAAATCAACAAATTATTTAGCAACAAAAATAAAAGAATCTAAAAAAGATATTAAGTTTATAACGGTAGATACGTTTAAGGGAACTGATAATGAGGAATTGCACCAAAATATAGTTGGAGCATTTAACGGAGATATATTTTATGAATTCATAGATAATACAGTACTTTCAGAAAACTATGGTTCATTTGAAATAATAAAAGATACATCACATAACGCAGCTAACCAATTTAGTAATGGTAGTATTGATTATATAATGTTAGATGCTGGGCATAGTTATGAAGATGTGAAAGATGATATTCATTTTTGGTATAACAAAGTAAAACCTGGTGGAACTATTAGTGGTGATGATTATGGTGGAAGTTTCTTTCCCGGTGTTACTCAAGCAGTTAATGAATTCTTTTATGACCAATGTACAATTGGATTTAGAAATTGGAGAAAGCAAAAACCTCGTATTCAAATAAAGCATTTATTGACTAGACCAGATGATATGAGAGAGATGGTATCTATTCAATCTCTTAAGCAATTGGAAAAATACGGAATTGTATATCAACCAATTGTTAATAAAGTATATGAGGGATTCGCACCTGCTGAAAATTGTAGAAGACCGGAGCATATAAGTAAAGATAATAAGCCTGGTGAATTATATCCTGGTGCTGGTTTGGGTTGGATGACTGGTAGACACTATGGATGTTATTTAGCACATAGGGGAGCATTGGAAACTATGGATACTGAAAACTTTGATTACACTTTAATATTTGAAGCAGATGCGTTTATCTATACTGGATTAGAAGAATTTGTAGAAATTGTACATAGAGCTTGTTTTATTTCAGAAAGAGATAATGTACCATTCATTTCATTTGCAGATAATCCATCAAGAGAAAAAACAAAAATAGATGAATTATTTTCAAAAACAGCATTTAATCAGGATTTGGCACATTGTTATTTAATTCCAAATAGAGAGAAGCAATGGTGGTTAGATAGAATACAAGATTGTGGATGGGATGTTGGTGACCTTTGGTTTAATCACGTTTTCTATAATCATCCAAGACCTCGTTATACAACAAATAAAATGTATAGTAAACAGGCCGAAGGATATTCTCTATTGGATTTAACAGTTAAAACTTGGAATACATGATATACGATAATTTAAAAAAGAATATAAATCCAATTGTAAATGTTGAGAACAAAGTAGTGATACATTTTGTTAGAGGACCTTTTGTAGAAATCAAAGGAGGTAAAGTTGCTGAATACAAAGTTGAATTTATAGATAATAATACTGGTAGAATTGTTTACTCAACTACTGTTGGTAATAATTGTTGGTGTAAATGTAGTGTTGAATATTTTGTTAATTGGAAAATTAACATATATGAAAACGGAAAAATGTGGCATCAACATTTATATAATGCAAAAGATAAAAGAATTTATATCGCATTAGATTCAAGCGCTTTGGGTGATTCATTGTCTTGGTTTCCATATGCAGATGAGTTTAGAAAAAAACATAATTGTAAGGTAATTGTATCTACATTTATGAATGATATGTTTATAGACAAATATCCGCAACTTGAATTTGTTAGTCCTGGCACAAATGTTTCCGATTTATACGCAATGTACAGTATTGGATTATTTTATAATGAAGATAACAATGTAAACCAAATGAGAAATCCAATAGACCCAAAAACAGTTACATTGCAAAAAATGTGTTCTGATATTTTGGGATTGGAATACAAAGAAGTAAAACCAAAAATAAAAGATATTAAAACAAAAATAGACCCAAATCTTAAACAAGTATGTATTGGTGTATTTGGAACAGCACAATCTAAGTTTTGGAATAATCCAACCGGATGGCAGGATGTGGTAGATTGGTTAAATAATAAAGGATATACGGTAAGATTACTTTCTAAAGAGGGAGATGATTATATGGGAAATAAATTACCAAAAGGAATTATTCATCAACCAAAAGGACCTATTGAAGTAGTTATGATGGAAATGTTAAAATCAAAAGCATTCATTGGTATTGGTAGTGGGTTAAGTTGGTTAAGTTGGAGTTTAAATGTTCCTACTGTACTGATTAGTGGATTCTCATATGATTGGGCCGAAATGCAAGATTGTATTAGAATTGCAGCACCTAAAGGTAAATGTGAAGGGTGCTTTAATAGGCTTAAGTTGGATGCTGGTGATTGGAATTGGTGCCCTGACCATAAAGGTACGGAAAGACAATTCGAGTGTACAAAATCAATAACTTCGGATATGGTAATAAAAGAATTGGAAAAATTTTTATAAAAACAAAAAAACAATATACTTATATATATAAACAATAAAAAACAAAATTATGGCAGCATTGGATAACATTCCGCAAAAACAATCTATTGAGATTGAAATTGTAAAATTAGATGAAAACGTTCTAAAAACAATTACAGACTTAAATCAAAAATCAAATACAATCATTTCTGATTTTGGTAATATCTACATTAGAAAAAAAGAATTACAAGAAGAATTAGTGAGATTGGATTCTCTTTTAGAAGAAGCTGAGGCCCAATTTAAATCAGTTAATGCTGAGTTAAAAGAAGTAGCAGATGAATTGGATGAAAAATATCCTCAAGGTAGAATTAACATACAAGATGGTACAATTCAATATCAACCGGGTGCATTAAGTAGAAAACAATTAGCTGAAAAGCAATTAGCTGAACAACAAGCAAATAAAGCTAAATAATTTCTAAAAGATTAATCCTCAATATTTATATGATATGAAAGGATTAGAAAAGTTTTTAGTAGAAACAATATTGGGAGAAGCGGCTCAAATGGACAAAGTAGTTGTTGTCTATTCGGGCCGCTTTCAACCATTTCATAAGGGACACTACGCAACCTATGAAAACTTAGTACGCAAATTCGGTAAGGATAGTGTATATATCGGAACTTCTAATGTTACCGATTCAAAAAAATCTCCATTTAATTTTAAGGAAAAAAAAGCAATAATGATGCAGATGTTTGGAATACCATCATCTAAAATCGTTAATATTAAAAATCCATATGCGCCGGAAGAAATACTAAATAAGTATGATTCTGATACAACTGGTTTAATAGTTGTAGTAGGTGAGAAGGACCAAAATCGTTTAAGCGGTAAATACTTCACTCCATATAAAGGTAAGGTAGAGCAAGGATATTTAGATAAAGGATATGTGTACGCTTCGCCGGCACAATCAAATCCTATTAGTGGTACTGATGTTCGTTATTGGTTAAGTGCTGGTAGTTCAGATGATAGAAAGAAAAACTTCACAAAAGCTTATCCTAAATTTGATTCTCAAATATTCAAATTAATTACTCTTAAGTTAAAGGGATTAAAAGAATGTATTAATGAAGAAATTAAACTAAACGTAAAAGTTGGTGATACTTTGTTAATGGGTAAATTTAAAAACAAAAAAGTAGTTGTTAAATCAATAGGTGAAGATGAATGGGGAATGCCAACAATTAATGGTAAAAAGGCAGTAACATTCAGAATACCTAAAAAAGAAAACTTAAAAGAAACTGCATCCAATGGTGGGTTTAGAGGACAAGATGAGCCTGATACATCATTTGTAGCAGATGGACAACCTAGAATATTGAATAAAGCTAAGCCTGAAGGTTGGTATAAGCAAGGTGGATATACTCAAATGGATACTCCTAAAGCAGACGCTATGAGAGGTAGGGGAAAATCAAAAGATACAGAAACTCAATTCAGAAAAGCATATTATAAACTTAAAAATGTAACACAAAGTACATTAAACCCAGCCGATGACCCATTTAAGGTAGAAGACTGGCAGGATGCATATAGAGAAAATCCTAACGAAAAACCTAAAAGATTTTGGGAATTGCCTGATAATCAAAAAAATACAATAATTTCAAAAGAAGATATTAAAGAAATAGTTTCCGATTTTGATTCTATATTAGATGAGATGGGACTTGGTGGTGGAGCTGGTGTAGGTTTAAGTTTGCCGGGTGGATATATTAATGGAGCACCAAAAGCTGATGATGTTAAGAAGGTTAGTAAGAAACTTAACAACAAAGGAATGAGTGGTTATGAAGAAATTGATGAAGATAATATTCCTGGTGGTTTGGCAAAAGGATTGACACTAAACGATATTGCGGAGAAGCATGGTGTTAGTGTTGATATTATGGTAGCTCAATTTAAAAAAGGAATATCAGTTGAAATGGAACATACAACCGATAGAGAGATTGCAAAAGAAATAGCATTAGACCATTTATTTGAAGACCCTAAGTATTACGATAAGTTAGCTAAAATAGAAAATCCAACAAACGAAGGATTAAAAGATTTAGAGAAAGAACTTGTAGTATTATATAATAAGGCTTTTAAGATGATGCCAATGTCTCCGGCACAAATGAAAGTTAGAGCTGAGATAGACAAACTTAAAAAACAAATAGATTCATTAAAGAAAGAATCAGTAAACGAATCATTATTATTAGAAGGTGGGGCTTATGGACATATGAATCATCCGTTTGATATTGAAATGAATCTTACATTTGGTGATTTAAAACAAATTGTGGTAAGAGCACTTAATGGTGATTTAGAATTAGCAAGAGAGAAGACTGATGGACAGGCATTGGCAGTTAGTTGGGTAAATGGGAGATTGGTTGCGGCTCGTAACAAATCACACCTAAAGAACAAAGGGGCTGGTGCTATGACAATAGGACAAGTAGCAGATAAGTTTGCTGGTAGAGGTGGATTAACCGATGCTTATAACTTCGCTATGCAAGATTTATCTAAAGCAATTGCAGCCCTATCAGAATCTCAACGTAAGAAGATATTTAAGGATGGTAGTTCGTTTATGAATTTGGAAGTAATATATCCAACCTCTGTAAATGTAATCCCTTACAATCAACCCCTATTGGTATTTCATGGTACATTTGATTATGATATCGATGGTACTATTGTAGGTGAGAACCAACAAGCGGCATCTATATTAGGTGGTATGATTAAGCAAGTAAATGCACATGTTCAATCTAAGTACACAATACAAGGACCTCCAATAAGCAAACTTCCTAAATCAGAACACCTTTCTAAATTGCAAGGGAAGTATTTAGGAATGATTTCTAAATTACAATCTGAATTTGCATTACATGATTCGGATGGTGTTGCTGATTATCACCAAGCTTGGTGGACTGACTTTGTAGAAAAGAAAGCTAAGAAATTAGATTATCAACAAAAAATAGGATTAGTTAAGAGATGGGCTTTTGGTGACAAGAGTTTCCGTATAGCAACAATAACTGATGACAAGATAAGAGCTTGGGCTGACCAAACTGATAAGCAGGACCAACAAAAAATAGGAAAGCAAAACCTAATGAGATTTGAGGAGATATTTTTAGGAGTTGGTGCGGATGTATTATCCTTTATGGACTCGGTTCTTACAGCAAACCCTGATAGTGCTAAAAGACAAATGGTAGCTCGTTTACAATCAACTATATCTCAAGTAAAAGCAAGTGGAGACCCTAAGAAAATTGAAAAATTAAAATTAGAATTATCTCGCTTAAATGCACTTGGTGGATTTGAAAAAATTGTACCAAATGAAGGTATTGTATTTGTCTATGGTGGTAACACTTACAAATTAACAGGTGCATTCGCACCCCTAAATCAAATTTTAGGAATATTTTTCGATAAATAATCGTTTTCTGAATTTTGATATACTTATATATACAAATATATCGTAAGTAATATGGCAAAGGAATTCAATAAAAAGTTTATGCACCCAACGCGTAGAAAGTTGGTAGATATGGTAATGCATGGTGCTGAATATGAAAAAGAATCATTTATTTCATTTTCTGGAGCAGATAAAGAAATTATAAAACGTAAAGTTGGTGAAAAATGGACTGATGAAGATGGTAAGTCTTGGGAGCAATTAGAAGCAGGTAAAGTACAAACATCAGAATTGGGTGATATAATGGCCGAAACAAGAGCTTACTTAGATAAGTTAAACACTTGTAAATCGGATAAGTGTAAAACAATCAAAATAGGTAGAGTTGATAAAAAGTTAATATCTAAAACTGGATATTGTTTACATTGTCTTACATTAAGAGAAGCCCAAATAAAATATGATGGATTGTGGGAAGCCTATGAAGATTATAAAATATTTTCTAATATGATTGCATATGGTAACGATGTAGTGGCTCAATTTAAACAAGCATACAAAGATGCTAAACAAACATATGAAGTAGTTCAAGAAGATGGCAAGATTGAAACTTGGAGTATGGAGAGAGATGTTGAAGAACTTAAAGCAGAAATCCTTTTGGAGATTGTTAAATTTGAAGGTGAGATTGAACAGGCTACAAAACTAAGAAATGAGGCTTACGATAAATTAAAAGATAAAAATTACGATTTAGTAAGACCACTTAACGATTAGTATGAGTACTGGTATAACACAAAAAAAATCTCTAAAAGAGATTATTGCAGAAGAATACAAAAAGTGTGCTACTGACCCAATACACTTTATGAAAAAGTATTGTATGATTCAGCATCCGGTGAGAGGTAAGATACCATTTCACCTATTTCCATTTCAGGAAAAGACTCTAACACAATTCGCAAGTAATAGATTTAATATAGTTCTAAAATCACGTCAAACTGGTATTTCAACCCTATCGGCTGGATATGCACTTTGGAAAATGATATTCAATGGTGATTTTAACGTATTGGTTATTGCAACAAAACAAGATGTTGCAAAGAACTTAGTAACAAAGGTTAGAGTGATGCATGAATTACTTCCTAGTTGGCTTAAGAACGGGTCTATGGAAGATAACAAACTTTCCCTTCGTTTAAATAATGGTTCTCAAATTAAGGCTATTGCTAGTTCTCCTGATGCAGGACGTTCTGAAGCATTATCACTTCTAATATTTGATGAGGCCGCTTTCATTGATGATATTGATGAGATTTGGGTGGCAGCTCAATCAACACTTTCAACGGGTGGTAGTTGTATTGCCCTTTCTACTCCAAATGGTGTGGGTAATTGGTTTCACCAAACTTGGTTAGGAGCTGAAGAAAGTAGAAATCCATTTAATACAATCAGATTGCATTGGACAGTACATCCTGAGAGAGACCAAAAATGGAGAGACCAGCAAGAGGAATTATTGGGATTAAAGAAAGCAGCGCAAGAGTGTGATTGTGATTTTGTAAGTTCTGGTGAAACTGTAATTGAACCCGAAACCCTAATGTTCTATAAAGAAACATACATTCAGGACCCAATTGAGAAAGGTGGATTTGATGGAAACCTTTGGAAATGGGAACATGCTGATTATAATAAATCTTATATGGTTGTGGCTGATGTGGCCAGAGGTGATGGTGGGGATTACTCTACCTGCCATGTAATTGATATTGTAAACGCAACTCAAGTTGCGGAATATAAAGGTAAAGTTGATACAAAGGATTTTGGAAATTTCTTAGTAGCACTTTCAACCGAATACAATGATGCTTTGCTTGTTGTGGAGAACGCTAATATTGGTTGGGCAACAATTCAGCAAGTAATTGATAGAGGATATAAAAACTTATTTTATATGAGTAAGGATTTAAAGTATATTGATATCCAACATCAAATGACAAATAAATACAGGTCAGAAGAAAGAGGATTGGTAGCTGGATTTTCAACTACTTCTAAGACTAGACCTTTAATCATATCTAAATTAACCGATTACTTCAGAGAGAAATCAGTTATAGTTCGTTCTTCTCGTTTAATAGATGAGTTATTCACATTTATCTATATGAATGGTAGAGCAGAGGCTATGAAAGGTTATAATGATGATTTGACAATGGCATTTTCAATAGGATTATGGGTTAGAGATACCGCACTTAGATTAAGACAAGAAGGTATTGATTTAACTAAAAGTGCGGTTGGTGGTATTACATCAAATACTTATAATGGTATTTATGGTGGTGGAAGTGGTAGAGATGATAACCCTTGGAAAATGAGAGTTGGCGATGGATTTGAAGATTTATCCGAATGGTTGTAGTGTTTTGATATTTTACGATATTTATGTTATATAATGTCAAAATAGGATTTTGTAGAAATTAATAATAAATTATGGCAGAACAAGAATTAGATGATAGAAGTTTTTTTGGTAGGTTAAAGAAGTTATTCTCAACCCAAGCTATCGTAACTGTTGATAAAGATGGTAAACGTAAGGTTGTTGATACTGATGACCGCCAAATGAATACAAACTTCGTAAATCTTAGAGATAGATATACAAAGTTACAAAGGTCTTATTATGAGACTAATCAGGGTGCACAATCAATGGCATATCATCAAGTTCGTAGAGAACTTTTTAGAGATTATGATGCTATGGATAATGACCCAATTATAGCATCAGCATTGGATATATACGCTGATGAATCTACTACAAAAAATGAATATGGTGATGTATTACAAATTAAATCATCAAATGAGAATGTAAGTGCAATACTTCATAACTTATTTTATGATGTAGTTAATATAGAATTCAATTTATGGCCTTGGGTAAGAAACTTGGTAAAATATGGTGATTTCTTTTTAGCATTAGAAATAGCAGAAGGTAAAGGTATTATAAATGTAACTCCATATTCAGTATATAATACTGAAAGATTAGAGGGTACTGACCCAGCTAATCAAAACTATGTTAAGTTTAAAGTTGAATTAGATAGATTTGGTAAGAAGGAATATGAGAACTATGAAATGGCTCACTTCCGTTTACTTTCAGATACAAACTTTCTACCATATGGTAAAGCTATGATTGAAAATGGTCGTAGAGTTTGGAAGCAATTATCACTTATGGAAGATGCGATGTTAATCCATCGTATTATGAGAGCTCCTGAAAAAAGAGTGTTCAAAATTGATATTGGTAATATTAATCCACAAGAGGTTGATAACTATATGCAAAAAATTATCAACAAAATGAAGAAAACTCCGTTTGTTGATAAAAATAGTGGTGACTACAACTTAAAATATAATATTCAGAATCTTACTGAAGACTTTTTCTTACCTGTTAGAGGTGGAGATAGTGGTACATCAATTGAAAACTTAGCTGGTTTAGATTATGCAGCAGTTGAAGATATTGATTATTTAAAAGCTAAATTATTTGCCGCATTAAAAGTTCCAAAGGCTTACTTATCTTATGATGAGAATGTTAATGGTAAGGCTACATTAGCTGCAGAAGATGTTCGTTTTGCTAGAACTATCGAAAGAATTCAAAGAACAATCGTTAGTGAATTATATAAAATAGCAATCGTTCACTTAGCTGGACAAGGTATTGATGATGCAGAAATGACAAACTTCCAACTTACTTTAACTAATTCATCTACAATATATGAGCAAGAGAAAGTAAACTTATGGAGTGAGAAAGTGAGATTAGCAACGGATATCAAAGGAATGAATATGTTATCTACTGATTGGGTATATCATAATATATTTGGTATAAGTGAGGATGAGATGGATACTGAAAGAGCTAAGATGATATTAGACCTTAAAGACCGTTTCAGATACAATTCAATTGAACAGCAAGGACAAGACCCAGCAAATCCACCTGAACAACAAAATGTAGAGGAGGAGATTGAAAAAATGAAGCAGGAGATTGTTGATAATAAAGGTGGTAGACCAAAAGAAGGTAATACTTATGGTAAAGATAAACATCCATATGGTAGAGACCCATTGGGAAATAAAGAAAATGAGAAAGAACGTAAAAGAGAAACTCGTTCAATCGAATCAAGTAAAAAATTGGCACGTGAATATATTAACGGAATTTCAGCAAAAAAGAAGATTTTAAGTGAAAAAACGGAAAAATCTGACCTTTTAGATGAAAATAACCTGTTAGATGACACCAAATTTTAATAAACATTAAAAAGTTTATATTTATATGTGTTAGTTTATAGACATTAGGTTAAATATAGGGAAATAAATGAAAAAAATAAAACATTCTAAGGTTAAGAATACTGGAGTGTTATTTGAGCTTTTAGTAAGACAGATAACATTAGAAGTACTTAATGGTGATAAGACAGAAAATGCAAAAAATATTGTAAAAGAATTTTTTGCTTCTGGTACTGAATTAAATAAAGAATTACGTCTTTATGATTTACTATTAAAAGAAAAATATAATTCTGAAAGTAAAGCTGAAATGTTTGTAGATACTGTATCACAAGCACATTCTAAATTAAACGAAGGTAAACTTGTAAAAGAAAAGTATAATCTTATTAAGAAAATTAATGAGAAATTTGAATTAGAACAATTTCTATCTTCTCCTATAACTAACTATAAAGTATTAGCTTCAATATATAAAGTATTTGAATCTAAAAATTCTGAAAACTACGATATTAAGGATATATTCAATTCTAAAGTAACTCTTATTGAAAATATAATTTCAAGACCCCCTTTAGTAAAAACTAACAAAACTGAAGATTCTAAATTAATAGAAACCTATAAACAGCAAGATAAAGACCTAAGATTATTAACCTATAAGATTCTTGTTGAAACTTTCAATAAAAAATACACAAATTTAGATGAAAAACAAAAAGGCTTGTTAAAAGAGTATATTAATAACATGTCTAATACAACTAAATTTAAAGATTATTTAGCAGTAGAACTTCCACAAATTGTGAAAGAATTAAAAACAATTAAATCTAAAATATCAGATAAAGTAACTACAATTAAATTGTCAGAAACTATTTCTGTTTTAGAAAAAATGAAAATTGGTAAAACTGTAACTGATAATAACGTTTCATCTATAATGCTTTCTTATGAATTAATTAAAGAATTAAAATCAAAGGTAAATGTCAAATAGATTAAAAGAAATAATTAGAGGTATAGTTAAAGAAATCCAATCTGAAAAAGAATTGGAGGAAATGTCTGTAACTGGCAATGTAGCTGGATATGATACTCCTAATGCATTTTCTAAACCTGGTCAAACTGCAAAGAAAAATAAAAGATTAGCTAGTGTAACTGGTGGTGAAGTTGTTGATGATTTAGAAGAAGGAATAACAAGTAGTGCTGGTGCACCATTTTCAAAACCATCCGAAATTGCTGGTAAAAACGCTAAATTAGCTAAATTATCTGGAGCAACTGTTGTTGGTGAAGAAAAGGATTGGTTGAAGAACGATGTTCCTGCTAATTCTAAAAAACCATTAGAAATTAAACCAACTGCAACTGATTGCAGTGATTCTGGTGAAATTGCAGATAAGAGTGGTATGGTATTGGCAAAAGATGATGATGAGGCTAGCTTAAATGAAAATCGTTGGGTAGCATTAAAAAAAGAAGATGGTTCTGCAAAAGCTAAAATAGGTAAAGGTATAACATCTATTAAACAACAATTAGGTGAAGTTGAAAAATTCGTTAATTGGTATTCAAAGTTAAAGACTGAGAATGGTGTTACGAAAGATGATTACTATAAAAGAACGCACAAAAGTTTACATAAAATAAAAGAGAGATTAATGAATCTTTCAGAAAAAATTAGAACTTTATAATATGCCAGCAGTATCTAAAGCACAACAAAAATTTATGGGTATGGTTCATGCAGTACAAAAAGGAGACATGGAAGCACCATCTAAAGAAGTTGAGAAAGCAGCTGATAGTATGACTGATAAAGATGCAAAGGATTACGCATCTACATCACATAAAGGTCTACCAAATAAAAAAGAAAGTATGAAAATCACTAAAGAAAGACTAAAAGAATTAGTTAAGGAAGTAATGACTGAAGAATCTGAATATCAGGCATTCTTTCAAAAGGCTTTAGATAAAGCAGGTAAAGGTATCAATGATATGAATGATGATGAAAAGAAAGCATTCTTTAATAAAATTGATTCTGCTTGGAATGGTAAGGGTGAAAAGAACGAAGCATTAGTTGGTGGGCAAAAAGAATTGGATGTTGATAAAGATGGTGACATTGAAGCAGATGATTTAGCAGATTTAAGAGCTTCAAAAAAAGAATCTATATCTACTGAATTACCAACCGCTACAATTCCATCGACAATTAAAATGAAATTATCTCAAGCTATTGATAAAATAAAAGATGCTAAACTTAGTAATGTTCAAAAATTACAATTAGTAGCACAAGTTGTTGATAGTTTAGGTATTGATAAAACTCAATTAGGTACTATTGCTAATAAGATTAGAAGCAAAATGGAATCTAAAAAATAAGAATATAAAATGAAATCACTCTTAATAGAAACAAACCTATTCGAAGGTAAGGTAAATGAAGATGAAGGAGGAAGAACCTTAGTAAAGGGAGTTCTACAAAGAGCATCTGCTGAAAACCAAAATGGTAGAGTATATCCTAGAGAAATCTTAATGAGAGAGGCTAAGAAATACGAAATACTAATTAAAGAACGTAGAGCATTAGGTGAATTAGACCATCCAGATTCTACTGTAATTAATTTGAAGAACGTATCTCATAACGTAAGAGAAATCCATTGGGAAGGTGATGACCTTTGTGGGACAGTAGAAATTCTACCAACTCCATCTGGTAACATCTTAAAAGAATTATTAAAAGCTGGAATCCTATTAGGTATCTCATCAAGAGGTATGGGTTCGGTAACTAATATTGGTGAGGGTAAAGTAAAGGTTCAGGATGACTTTGAATTAATTGGTTGGGATTTTGTATCTAACCCATCTACACATGGTGCATTTATGGTGCCTGTAAACGAATCTGTTAATAGAGGTTTACAACAAATAGGAACTGATGTTTGTGGTGAGTACTGCAAAGCACAGGATTTAATGAGAGAAATAATAACTGAAATAGCATAATAATGGCAAAGAATTTCGACATATACGATTTTGTACACAACAATAAGATAACCTTAAAAGTTGATGGCAATAAAGGAACAACTGTAGCGAAAGCATACAATGATATCCGTAAAACTAACTTGAAAGAAGTAAAGATAGTAAATGGTAAATTCAGCATAGCTGAAAACTTAGAAGATGGTGATAGAAAATTATCAAACGAAGTTAAAAAACACTTCTTAGAAATCATTTCTACTTACAACACTTTCCAAGACCAAATGAAAAGACAATCTGATATGACTGAGGTTGCAAACACATTAGGTGCTATTGTTGAGGCTGCAAAAGAAATGACCCTAAGAGAAAGTGGTGATTGGTTTGATAATGTGACTGTAAAAAGAAATATGCAGGAATTAGATAAAATGGGTAAATCATTTGATAAATTCGCATTAGAAGCAAAAGCAATGGATGAGAGATTACATTCTTTATATGAAGATATGGGTCACATCTTAAATCGTTACTATGAGATTGCAGATATTAGTACTGATACAATGCATGAAAGATTAGGTAATAAAAAGAAATAATTATGATTCGTTTAGGAGGATTGGTATCACAAAAAGCATTTGGTAAATTTGAAATGGGTAAAGTAATTTCTAATCCATTTGCAACCGCATTCGTTAATGAAGCAGAAGGCTCTGAAGACCACGAAGTATCAATGGCAAACAATTCATTGGATACTATCATTAAGATGGCAACTGAATTGAAAGCTAAGATGGGAGAAAATGAAAAAGATATTCCAGCTTGGATTCAAGACCATATTACTAATGCAGAAAACTTTATTTCACAAGCATCATCTAACTATCACGAATACGGACAAAACGAAGCTAGAATAGCTGAAGATTCACCTTGTTGGAAAGGATATAAGCAAGTTGGTATGAAAGATAAAGGTGGTAAGCAAGTTCCAAATTGTGTACCTAACGAATCAGTAGTAAAAGAGGGCCCAATGAATTTACGTGGTGGAGTACCTAAAATGTATGTTAAGTATTTAGCAGTTCAAAAGAAAGTTGCAGAATTAGTAAATGCTCAACTTAAAATGAAAGATGCATATTTTGCTGAAAAAGACCCAAAGAAAAAAGCAGCTATGATGCCGGCATTAAAAAAAGGTACTGGTCAATTAGAAATGTGGAGAAGAAATTTACAAAAAATAGAAGATAAATATATTTTAAGTCTTGATAAAGATGTGGAATATACTGGTGATATTTAATAAATTTAATAAAAAAATATAAAGAAAAGCTTGGTTATTCCAAGCTTTTTTCGTATATTTACATATGATTAAGCCTTTCTCAATATTAGATACCCGAACTAAAGAATGGCAGGACCGTAAGAGGTACTGGATACAAACCTACAATATTCAATCAGAATTGGGTAGGGAAGATATCGAAAGTAGAGCCCGTTTCTGGGAAGATAATACAATTTCAATATTCGATGCAACCCTTTGTGAACATATGTATCAATGGTTCACTCCAAAGCAAGGTAAGGTTTTAGACCCATTTGCCGGCGGAAGTGTTAGGGGTATTGTGGCAACTGAAATGGGATATGAATATATGGGTATTGATTTATCTAAAACTCAAATAGAGGAAAATAGAAAGCAATCTGATAAACCAAAATGGGTAACTGGTGATAGTGATGATATGTTAAATTATTTAGGTGATGAACAATTTGATTTTGTTTTTACTTGCCCACCTTATTATGATTTAGAAGTATATAGTAATAATCCATTGGATATATCAACTATGGAAGATACGGAGTTTGATGAGAAATATTTCAGTATCTTAGGAAAGGCTGCAAAAAAGTTAAAGAACAATAGATTCTTTGCAGTAGTAGTATCCGAAGTAAGAGAGCAATCACTAACTGGAAATTATAAAATTGGAAAATATAGAGGATTGGTAAACAAAACAATCCAAGCGTGTGAGGAAGCTGGACTACACTTCTATAACGATATGATTTTATTTAATTCACAACATCAGGCTGCTAGAGTGGTTGATACCTACTTCAAAAGAAATCGTAAGGTAGCATCGGTTCATCAAAACATATTAGTATTTGTAAAAGGAAACCCTGATATTGCGGCAGAAGATATTGAATTCGATGGAACTTATCAATGTGTGGTAGATGGTGTGAAATACAAATCATTTAGAGAAGCGGCAATTTCAATAGACCCAAATACATTAGTAGCTACCGAAGTTGAAAGAAGATGCCGTTCAACTAAATCCAAGTACAAAGAGTGGCAAATCATTGGTGGGGAAACAAAACCACAAATTAAATACGAAGTTGATGATATTCCTTTTGAGAATCCAAAACAAATAGCAGAGTTGATTGGTGGTGATATGACCGAATCAATGGTTAGAAACTACATAGAATCAAACAATCCCAAATACCGTCATTGGAAGAAAGTAGATGGTTGGGATATCACCTACGAACAAATGCAAGATTTGTGGGAAAGAAACATTACATTAGAATTACCTATCATTAGTTGTGATGGTAAAGAATTTTATTCAATTATAGATGCAGCCAACCACTTTGGTTGTTCAGATGAGCGTATTCGCCAAAAACTTAAATCAGATAAGCATTCTGGATTTATTTATCTTTTCTAAAGAATTTTTTAGAAAAATTACGTTTTCCTAAACTTTTACATATTTATTGATACAATAACGTATTTTATATGCGTTTTCCATTGGTAATGAATACTCACCTTTATGTGTAGTGACCGAAACGCCAATAAAAAAATTCTATTGAAGTCCACAAATACAATGACTTCAGAAATCCGATAAATAAGGAAACAAATGGCAAGTTCAAAATTGTTGAAAGAAGCAATTGCTGATGCTAAAGCTGTACGTGAAACTGCTATCGCTAACGCTAAAATCGCATTAGAAGAAGCATTTACTCCTCGTTTACAATCTATTCTTTCTAAGAAACTAACCGCTGAAATGGAAGGTGAAGAAGAAGAAGTAGAAGTGAATGAAGATAATGATGTATCTAGTGAATTAGGTGGTGGTGATAACAAACAACCTGCAGATAAAGCAAACTCAGCACAAACTGACTTAAGTGGTATCGCTAAACAATCTGGAGAACCAGGTAGTGAAGGTGAAGAAACTAAAGTTAAAGACCTTACTGAAGGTGAAGATGAAGAATCAGAAGAAATGGGTGAGGAATACTCAACCGAAGATGATGAGGAAACAGCTCCAGCTATGGAAGGTGAAGATGAAATGGGCGAAGATGAATTAGATTTAGAATCTATCATCAGAGAATTAGAAGCTCAAATCGCAGGTGAAGAAAGTGAGGAAGAAGTTCCTGCTGAAGCACCAGCTATGGAAGGTGAAGAAGCACCGGTTGAAGAACCAGTAGCAGCTGAACCAACTGAAGCACCAGCTATGGAAGCTGAAGAAGCTCCAGCTGATGAAGAAGAAATCGACTTAGACGAAATTCTAAGAGAAATGGGATACGGAGATGATGAAGCTGAAGAAGATAAAGCTGAAGATGCAGGTGAAATGAAAGCTGAAGTTGCAAAACTTGAGACTGAATTAGCAGAAGCAATCGCAGTAATTAAATCTTTGAAAGGTACAATCAACGAAGTAAACCTTTTAAACGCTAAATTATTATACGCTAACAAATTGTTCAGAGGTTATAACTTAACTAACGAACAAAAAGTTAAAGTTGTAGAAAATTTAGACAGAACTTCAACTGTAAGAGAAGTAAAATTAGTTTACGCAACACTTTCTGAATCAATGAAATTCACAGGAACTGAAAGAAAAGTAGCTCAAGTTAAAAAGAACATTACCGAAGGTACTGCTTCTAAGGCTCAAGCTTCAACAGCACCTGCAAAAGAAATCATCGCAGAAAGTAATGAATTAGCAAATCGCTTTAAGCAATTAGCTGGTATCATAAAATAAAAAACCCATAAAAAAAATAAATAAAAATGGCAAATTTTGATTTAAGCAAACTTATGGAAGGCAAGAACCCACAAGCGGTAATGTTAGCTGAGACTCGTCAGTTAAAGAGCAAATGGGAAAAAACTGGCCTTTTAGAAGGTATGAAAGAAAGAGACCAACACTCTATGGCAGTTCTATTAGAGAACCAAGCAAAACAATTGTTGGACGAAGCAACTCAAACAGGTACATCTTCAGGTTCTGAGGAGTGGTCTGGTGTTGCTTTACCATTAGTAAGAAGAATCTTCGGAGAAATCGCATCTAAGGAATTCGTAAGTGTACAACCTATGAACTTACCTTCAGGTCTTATCTTCTTCTTAGACTTCAAATATGGTTCTGCACAAGGAGCAGCAGGACAGTTCGGTGGTAAATCACTTTTTGGTGGTACTAACGCAACTGGTTCTTCTGATAACTTCGGTAGAACTAACTCAGCTGTAAACGGTCTTTATGGTGAAGGACGTTATGGTTATTCAGTAAATGATGCAACATCTGCAGCTTTAACTGGTAAATTAACTTTAGCAGCTTCAGCATTCACATCAGCATCTGCAACATGGGCTGAAGTTGGATTTGATTCAGCATTATCTGCATCTGCAGCTGCTGGACAAGTTGTAAAAATTACAGCTTTAAAAGCTAGTATTTCTTCAACTGCTGACACTGAGGCAGTACGTTCATTCGCTGTAAACAACGCAGCTGTTGTTTCTCAATTAGGTCAATTCAACTATGTATCTGGTACTAACGTAGTGTTATTCGTATCTGCATCTGTAGCTGACTTATTTACAACTGCTGGTGAAACTGCAACTATCACTTATTCTGAAGTTCCTGTAGCTTACGATAGAGGTGATTTTGAAGATTCAACTTCAAACGCAGCTGGTAACACAACAACTGCATTGGACATTCCTGAAATTGATTTAGAATTAAAATCAGAGGCTATCGTTGCTAAGACTCGTAAGTTGAAAGCAGTATGGACTCCTGAATTAGCACAAGATTTGAATGCATACCATTCAATCGATGCTGAAGCTGAATTAACTTCTATGTTATCTGATTATATCTCTTTAGAGATTGATTTAGAAATCTTAGATATGTTAAAATCAAACGCTTTAACAACTGAATATTGGTCAACTAGTGTTGGTGAAGAATACTTAAACAATGGTGCAACAGGTCAAGCGGCTTGGGCTAACATTGGTGGTTCTTCTAACGCTTACACTAAGAATGCATGGTATCAAACTTTAGGTATTAAATTGAACAAAGTTTCTAACAAGATTCATCAATTAACACTTAGAGGTGGAGCTAACTTTATTGTTGCTTCTCCTGATGTTTGTACTATCTTGGAATCAATTCCTGGATTCGTTGTAAATGCAGATAAAGACGCAATGCAGTTCGCTGCTGGTGTTACTGCAGTAGGTTCTATGAGCAATAGATACACAGTTTACAAAAACCCTTACATGACTTCTAACGAAATCTTGATGGGTTATAGAGGTAACAACTTCTTAGAGACTGGTGCTGTTTACGCTCCATA